CCCGGGATGTAGGGGTAGTGGACGAAGTGCATGCGGCGCTTACGCAGAGGATCGTCCTCAAGGAAGTTGCGCCGGATAGCCAGAACTTCGCCAGTAGACAGCATGGTCACGACGTAAGGCAGGGCTATGCCCGTCTTTTCGCCGTTTTCGTCCTTGTCTTCGAAGCCTTCGAGGTCAAGCTCGCAATGGCATTCGTAGATGGTGTAGCGGTCGTCTTTGATTGCCGTTACGCCCGTCTCTTGGTTCTTACGGTCATCAATGTCGGTCCGGTAAAGCTCCGGTCCCGGCAGTTCAATATCCCGGTAGAACCCCGCCACCATCAATTTGCGGATTTCGTTCTCTGTCTTCCGCATACGATGGGTAATCCGGGGAGAACTCTCCAGATCGGAAGCACCGTAAGGAACGATGATGTCTTCGGCAGGAACAAAGATGGCCACCTGCCTGTTTAAATTAGGGTCAAAGTAGACCTTCTTGAAGGCTGAACCGGCCAGAGGGAGGGACCACAGAAGCCGTTCGTGCTCGGAACGGTACTCAACCATGTTATTGGTGAGTTCGTAGTTCATGTCTTCCTGAACCCGAGCGGCAGCCTCTTCCTTCTCTCTGGTAATCTTTCCAATGATCTGTGTCTTTACCGGGCCGGATGCGGGGAAGGTCGCAAGGATAGACTCAGACTGGAACCGTACCACTGCCTCTGCCAGCAAGGGATGAAAGACGCCACAAGCGCCATCCCATGGTTCGGTCCTTTGTTCAATCTTAAGACCAAGAAGCCTGATGCCATCAGCATAGGCTTTCTCCCAGTCCCGGCGAGAATCCCGATCGTTCCGGATGAAGTCCAGAACGTCAGACGAAAGGCCCTCAACAAGACTGGAAGGCATCTCATCAATCAGGTTCTGCTCGAATGTAACGGGGGCTATCTCCACCTCGATGGTGGTTTCGTCCGGTTCCATTTCGATTTCAATCTCGGCCTCCATGGGGACCAAAGACTCCATGCCGAGAGGTGCTTCATAAAGCGATTTTTCTATGGACATTTAAACCACCTTGACGGGGTTACCCTCGGGCTTTGCGAGGGCTTCAAGTTCACGATATTTACCAATGATTGCTACGCGGAAACGCATCCTATGTATAGTTTCCTTGCGGTCCACGTACCGATAAGCCCCGGTGTATAAATCAAATTCAACCCCGGCGGGGACAGCAACCGTTTCTCCACGCGGAGTATCTTCGATCTGTTCTGCCGTCATCCATGACTTACCATAGGTAACCAGCTCTCCGGACGCAAACTCCGGCGTCGCCCGCCACACTGCCCTTTGCTTGGGGTTGGCAAACGGGGTAAACATGTTCACAAAGTATTGGGTAAGCTGCAGCTTGGCTTTTTCTGCATCGTCGCCTAGAACGCCAGCCGCGAAGGTCTGATACTTATGCTGCGCCCCATCGGGGTCTTTGTGGTAAGGCGAAGGCTGACCCATCCAGCATTCAAAGTTCTGTTCAAACCACTGGGTCAGGTTTGCGGGTGTAGACGCCAGAACAGGAACGGCCGTAATCAGCGTCGCTCCGCCGAGTGCTTGCAGGAAGTTTCTACGGTTCATTAGTAGTACTTAGCCTTTCTGCGGGGCAACAGTTGATCGGGCACATCACTGGGAGCGCGTATAAAACCGCCCTGCCTGAATCTCAAAAGGGCCTGAGAGGACGAGTCCACAAGGTCGTCATGATCCCCGTTCGGGAAGGACGCCATCTCCTCCATGACCTCTTCTGCCCAGCGCATATCGGGACACCAGACTAACCCGGAGCTAAACATATCCGATATTGCGTTTACACGGGCTATCTTATCCGAACCTTTGGTGGGGGTATATTCCGACACCGGAATGCCTGCCTTGCGCATCTCGTAGATAAGGGGTGCCCCGGAGGCCCTTTTCTCAACCACGATCGTGTCGGGGTTCCATTCCTTCCACATCTGGTAGGCCATGGACTTAAGCTCCGGGAACTCCATCCGGTCCTTGAAGGCGTCCAAAAGGATGATGTTCGCCACGAGTCTGTCGTCCACCTCGCGGTAGAAGACTCCCCACGTGGTGCAAGCTGAGTAGTCCGCCCGGTTGTGCTTCTCAAAGGCGGTATCCCAAGACTGGATGATGTAGTCACACTGAGGGGGTCTATCCTCCTCCCAGATGTTCCACATCTCCCGCTTGATGATAGCGCCCTCTTCCGAGGTGGGGTTCTGCTGGTACTGGGCTTCCCACTTCCCGACCGGGAGTTCGTTCTTGATAGCCTCAAGTTCTTCTTTCTGCCAGAACTCGGGCCATAGGGGGTTACCTGACGGAAGGAGGGCTGGGAACTCGATAACTTCCCAGTTCTCCCCGTCCCTTGCGGCACTTCTCTGAAGAATCTGCCCGGCTAGGTCCCTTTTGGACCATCGGGTCATGACGATCACAATAGCCCCGCCCGGTTGTAAACGCTGCCGGGGACCAGAGGAATACCATTCATAAACCCGGTCATACACCGCCGGATTGCCCTGCATGGCTTCCTGCTCTGAATGCGGGTCGTCAATCACAAGGACATCCGCACCCTTACCGGTTACCGCACCGCCTACACCAATAGCGAAGTAATCCCCGCCCTTGTCAGTGTTCCAGCGACCGGCAGCTTTACTGTCCGAAGAAAGCTTTACCGGGAAGACATTCTGGTAATCCTGAGAATTCACCAAGTTACGGACCTTACGGCCGAAACCTACCGCCAGTTCTGCCGTGTGGGCAGTCTGGATGATCTTCTTCTCAGGGTAATTTCCAAGAAACCATGCCGGGAAGAGATACGAAGCAAACTCTGACTTCGTATGCCGGGGCGGCATGTTGATAATCAGCCTCTTAAGCTCTCCCCGCGCGACCCTCTCAAAGGCATCTGCCATAACCGCGTGATGCCTGCCGGGGATGAAAGCACTCCACATCTCCCGCACAAACGGCATAAACCGGTCTTTACACAAACCCCTCTTATGGGCCTTCAGTAACTCCCATATCTTCCCCTTCTCCGGGGAATCATCCGGGAGCGCATCCAGTATCTGGATGTACTTCTCCAACTCTTCCTTGGCCAGAATCACAGGTAACTCATATCCATTACCGACTTATCAACCAACCGAACCCCTCTGGCCTTGTGGGGACGGACAACCAAATACCCCTTCTTCCGGATTCTATGTATCACCCGGTGTATGTGCGCCTTACTCTTCAGGTTCAATCCCTGCGATATCGCCGAGTAAGACGGCGAACATCCCTTCAGCTTGATATACGCCTTGATAAACTCGTATACCTGCTTCTGCCTAGGCGTCAAATCTTCCACAAAATATATACCCCCCGGGGGGGACGAAAAGGGTAACGTTCCCTAGATTATCCACAGATCGACGTTTAAATACAACATCGCCAAAAAAACGATAGGGTACCCCCCCTCGAAGAATAGTTGAGTGGAGTGTGGGGGTATTGTGAGTGGTGGTGATGGAATGAGTGGAATATAGCGTATAGCGTGGCGCAGCGGCGTCACGATTCTAGGGGGTGCCACCCCGGTGGGGATGGCTCTCCAGCGTGTTTAAATGCCCCTAGGGCCTGCCGAGCGCTGCGTGCGTCACTGTGTATCACTGCGCGATCGCATGCGCTCATACGTCGATACAGGCCGTTTCTCCCTCTGGAGCGTGCAGTGCCTGAGTTAGGCGTAGTGCGATTTCCGCCTATCACTGCAGGGAACGGTTGACAGGCTTCTCGTCCATGAGGGCGATCGTCTGCTCAAGTTCTTTCTTCAGATCGGCGGTCGAAACCGTCTCCGTTCGCTGTTCCACCTTGTCTGTGAACAGTCCGATCGCTCGCCCCATGAGCTCTAAAGCCTTGATCTTCGTCGCGTCGTTCTTCGCTTCCAGACTATGCTTTAGCAGTTCGTTCATGACGTGCTGTCGTGTTCTGGTCTGGTCGTGGACGATCTGGTCCTTGACTGCCTCCCACGCTTCCTCGGCCACTGCTGCGATGCGTGGGTCTTTCATGAGGTTGTTCACTGACGCAGCCAGACAAGCCTTTGATCTGTTCTTGACGTTGTAGACGGTGAGGTAGGCTTGTTTGGGGTCTTCGCCTTTGGCGATACGAGTGGCGAATGCCCTCATCTTTGCTGTCAGTCTTTTCGGGACTTTCTTTGGAGGGTTTCCGTATAGTCTTCCTGTGACTTTTGTTACTGGCTCTACTACGCTTTCCACCGCCTGCCGCATCGCTTCGCTGATCTCCTCCCCGGCGATATCATCGTTCCCTGCTAGCACGCTAGCGTTTTCAGGCAGCCCGTCCCGCACGTCTTTTTCCATGGTCATCGCGACATCCTTTCGCACTGCGTTTACACGCTCAATACCCGTCCTTCTCTCATGACATGACACTCCGGTCAATAGTCTGTTCCCCGGGGATAATCGACACTCTGCAGGCCGTCTGTCCGGCTTCGCCATCCCGGCCAATCCGGTCCGTTTAACCCTGCCATGCAATTGTCCTGAAAAAACAGATGCTTGCACAAACAGTTGCACGTTTAAATTTGCGGTGCTATCGTTCGGTTTGGTCGTTTGCTTTTTTGTAGTCTCAAGTTGTCTGGAATCGGATACAGG